GCCTTACATATTCAAAGGCATTGTTCGCGGCGAGATCATTCCAGTTGACATCCTTGAGTTCCGGGGCAACGGTTTCAATCAAGAGTGCCTGCATCTGCTGGAGATTCTGCTGATACCCGTTTCGTTCGCTCTGTATGGCTTGACGGACTGATTCACCCACTGCGTCACGTTGCCGAGCGACTTCTGCGGTCTTGCGTTGATAGTCCTTCTGGCGCATATACCCTTCGCGCAAGGCTTTGATGGTCTGCTTTTCAGCGACATCCCTTCCATCCTCGCCTTTTATCGTTACGTCGAGTTCTATGGCTTCCAACTGATCGATGGGAATTTCAGCGACTCTCCGAGCGTCCTCAGGGGGTGCTTCATCACCTTCGGTCTGCGTGTTCGGTCCAGCGGGGGCTTCCGGTTCGGAGTTGGCCTCCTGCTGTTCCGGTACTTGCTCTGTTTTCGCCGCGACTGGCGCAGGCTGCTGTGCTGCTTGTTTGGGTGGAGGGGGCGAGATACTTCCTACGCCAGCTTCCAGCATGGCAAGGATTCGCGCTTCAGGCGCGGCTGCCACGGGTGTTACGAGTTGCGGTGCTGCTCCTGCGTCGGCCATAACTAGCTCCTAAAAGGTCGGTTGGCTAAGTTGCGTACTTTTTCCATCGATGATTGCTTGCGCTGAATTTCGTCCAGAGCAATCTTTCCCGATTCCATCGTTCCGCGCAGCAGTTCGCGGAATTTGCGCGTCGTCACCGCCATGCGCCACAGCGCCTCTCGCGCCTCGATGTCGCGCACCGGACACTGCATCCATGACTCCATGATTTCCTTTTCCATGAAGTCGAGCGTTTCACGAACGATAGGCGTCTCGATGACCTGGCGCGCCTGTTCGGATTTTCTCAGTGCATCTTCAGGGCGCATTACACCGCACTCGCAAGCATGATGAGAAGCCTCATATTATCGTTCTGAACGGCGATGGACTTGGCGTTTTGCACCTCAACTTGCGCGTTCTCTCTGGCAACCTTCGCAGAGGCATAATCTGCCTTGCGGCGCATTTCCTTTTCCCTGCGCTCCTGCTTCGCAAGCAGTTTTCTGGCGTTTTCCTCGTCCTGCGCCGAAGTATCAACAAATGCGCTGTTAGGGTGCTTGAGGCGTAGTTGTGACTTGAGGAATTCAGCGGTTTCCTGTCGGTTGCGAATGTCGGACATACGAATAACACGCTCATTGCGCTTGATTTTCTTTCCAAGAACACCTGTACTGCCTGATGGCGAAGGAGACACAGTGTTTCCAACAATCATAACTCCGACAACACCGATTCCAACAATGCCTGAAGATTGCGCTGTTGAAGATGCGGCCACATCACAATCCTGGCTTGATGGCCAGTTCAGCCATTACTGAACCATTACCGAAGTTGAGGATACTTTCGCGCTGACGATCTTGCCGTTCTCATCGGTCTCCACATTGTCCACGCTGACCACTTTCGGTTTCTTGAGTTCAATGACGGCGGCTTGCGATGCGGCAACGACCTGTTGCAGAAGCGGAGCAAGAGAGCCGATCTGCTGCCCGATCTGCTGCATGGCGGCGAGCATGGTGTTGTTCATGGTCTGCACGATGGCCTGTTCGCGCTGCTCGATTGCGGCCACGTTCTGATCCGCAATCTGCTTGCGAGTCTCATCCATCGCGCCAGCCAGGTTCGACTTCACATCCAGAGTCTGCGCCGCAAGGTCAACCTTCGCCGCTTTCGCATCAAGCATGAGTGATTCTTCCTTGAGCGAGTTTTGCTTCTCGAATACCGCGATTTGAGCGTGGCCGGAAATTTTCATCTGTTCTATTTCCTTTCTCGCCACATTGTCCATTTGCGCTATCTGAATCGCGGCCTGCGCCTTGATCTGCTCCACGGCCTGCAAGGTCTGCGCGCTCAGTTGCTCTTTCTGCGCGTTGAATTGCAGTTTCGCCTGTCCTTCCTGCGCGTCCATCTGCGCCTTCACAATCGCAGGGTCTGGGGGTTGTTTCTTCGCTTCCGGCGGTATTTTTTCAGGGTCGGCGATGAAAAGTTCCGGGTGCTTGAAGCCCATCGATTCCTGCATTTTCTTGTACAGGTTCCAGATGTTTTCATCCGACACCATGTACCCACGGCCCGTTTTCATCAGTTCTATCTGCTGCTGATGAATGGCGTTCAGGTGGGCAAGCTGCACATCCCGGTTGCCCGTGCCGAGGCCCACGTTGACGGTCATGTTGAATTGCGTTTTCCACTCACGCGGATCAATGTCAACCCACTTGTTGCGAAGTTTCAACGTCATCGTCTTGGAGCCGTACTTCGAGAGCATATAAGTGATGCCGCGCATCAAATCCTTGACGCCAGTTTCAGCGAAGATGCGCGCAATCAGGTTCGTTCTCTGCGCTCCTGCGGTCTGAATCATCTGAATGCCGCGAGCGGTCTTGTTCAGCGAATCCGCATCCGTTCCCTGGTTGTAGCGCGTGACGCCGGAGCGGTTTTCCTTGACGCCATCCATGTATTCGAGCATCGGAAAGGATGCGGCTGCAACGAACGGCGTTTCGATGTTGCGTATCGCTCCCGGTTGGTACTCGCGCAGAATGCCACCGGGACGAGAACTGAGCAGGTCATCCAGGTTCGCCATCACGATTCCACCCGCGCTTGACAGCACGGCTTTCTGCGGATTGTTCGTGAGGTACAGGTTATTCAGCATCTGCCGCCAGATCACGGATTTCGTGAACTGAATGTCCATGACCAATTCGCTCACGCTGCGCCCGATCCAGCGGTGCGGCATGATGATGGGAGTCAGGGCCGCGAAATTGATGTGGTCGGTTTCCTCGTTGATCCATACCGTGCGTCCCGGCATGATGATATGGCGCAGTTCCGAGATGCCGTCGTTGTCGTAGTCGCAGCGAATGAAGCATTCCGTCACCCAGACATCGCGCTCGATGATGTTCGGGCCGTCTGTGCCGTTCCAGGTATCGGTCAGATACCGATCCCTTGCCAATGATTCCGGCGAGTAGTCTGGTGTAATGTTGGCGGGGGCGAGTTGCGAGAGTATTTCTTCGGGGCAACCCATTTCGCGCAGGCTGGAGATTGACTTGCGCGAGCGGTGATAGCAGAACGGCGTGTCTTGAATGCTGACGCAGTTGTGTTGCGCGGAGATGCCGAATTCTTCCGGTGGAATTGCCTGAATGCGAATTTGCGATGCGTCCTTGACGATCTCTATCGTGCAATCCCACAGTTGCGGCAGCGGCTGCGCCTGCATCGCCTGCATGAGTTGCGCTTGCGCCTCTGGCGGGGCTTGCGTGAGAATTTTCTGCGTCATGATCTGGCGCGCAGCGATGCCAGCCGGATCGTCGTAGTGGTTTTTCTCAAGAACCTTCAGTTCAACGTAGTTCTCGTTGCCCTGGACAAGCATCCTGTACTCGCCTTCGGTCAGTCCCTTGTAGGTTTCCTTGGCTTTGGTCGTCTTTTCATCCCACCAGTATTTGACGATGCCGTTTTTCTGTATGAGCGCGTCCTTGAACCACTCGTAGAGAATAAGGAAGCCGTTGTTCTGCCGATAGAAGACGTAGTTGGCTACTTCGGTTTGTTGAGAGGCTTGCTCTTCATCTTCCGGGCCATTCGGATCAAATCGCACAACATCGTCTGACGATGTGAAGATATTGAGAATGATGGGGAGAATACCTTCAATCGTATCCGCAACGTCTGTTGAGACGACATTGGATTCTCCGTCGATTTCATTGCCGAACGGCTTGCCGTAGTAGTAGTCGAATTCCCGCGTGCGGGCGGCGGAGAGGCTTCCGTCCCAATGACCGATGGATTTGGCAACCTCTCCCTCGATGATGCTTGGAAGAGTTTCGTCGGTAATGATCGGGTAATCAGCCGCGCCCACGGTTACTTTGTTTTACCTGAGGTCTTGAAGGTATTGGCCTTGCCGAGTGACCACGGCTTGACCTCTGCGGGACCGAAGCCCTTGCCGCCCTGAATGGAGAGTGCGCCCGACATTCCGTTGCCGGAGTGCATTTGCACTTTGGGGGCGGCTACCTTGACGGCGGGGTTGGCTTTCTTCCCGGCTCCGGCTTTGGCGGGGGTGACGCTCTTGGTAGCGGATTTTCCAGCCATCGCGGTGGATTTCTTGCCAGCACCGGCAGCGGCTGGACTTGCGCGTTTGATGTTTCCGGCCTTGCGGCCCATCGCCATCACGAAGCTGTCTGTAGAGTTGGTGCGTTTTCCGAACATTGTGATGCTCCTTAGGCGTATGTAGATTTTGGATAGACGATCTTTTTGGGCTTGGATGTAATGCCTGTAGATGCCATAAACGTGAAGCAGAAGGCTTCGCTTCTGTCTGGAGATTTTCCCAAACCGCGAGGTGGTGCGAGTTTCATGTCGTACTTGCTCATGGCCTTCATCTTGCCATTCGATGTCAGACCCCACTTCACGCGGGTGATCTCACCAATAAAGTGAGAATCATCAGGAATCCTGCAATCGCGTTTGTAGAACCATTCCCTGGATCGTTCCCACATCTCATCACGCAGCCGCAGATACCTGTCGTTGCTGCTATGCGACTCGGAGACGTTTATACACTGAACCGGGACACCTTGCTCGGCAAGTCTGTGAGCGACTCCCGCGCCGATACCGTTTGAGTCCACGCAAACCTGCACGGGCTTCAACTTCGCCGCCTGATATTCCTGCATTACCTTGCCCACGCTCACCATCGTATCGTCCGAGCGCCACACCTTGATCGGTTCGGTCATGATGTTTCCACGGCGCTTGGCAAGGGCGCATTGGTCGGCTCCGGCTCCGCTCACATCCAGTCCCCAAATCTCTTCTGACGGCACTTGCGCCACATCTCGTATCGCGGCAGCTTCCACCAGGTACAGTGGAATAATCACGCCGTCCTCGGCATCTGGAAACTCACCCAACGCCCTGACTCTAAAGAAATTACTGTCTTCTCCGTACTCCTCCTTCCATTGTTCGATCTCCTTCCAGTTCGTTCTTGTCGAGTCCGTGCAAGCGACCTTCATCACTCCCCAATGCGCTCGGTTCTTGTGAAACGCATCGTAGAAATACCCGCTCAACCTGGTCGGGTTTCCCGTCATGATCGTCTTGGCTCCGAGAGTACTCATCGCTCCTCGCGCCGTCTCGAATATCACATCATCAACACCCGGAGCCTCGTCGATGATGAAAAGCATATTCTCGCTATGCAGTCCCGCCAGCGCCTCTGGTGTCTCTCGTCTCGCCGTTTTCGCTACCGCGTAGCTGATCGCAGGAGCCGACACCCACTCAAGCCTCTCTGCCTTCCACTCGAACCTGTCTCGCAAAGCCGGTGGCATCTTGCTCAACCACTTCGCCATTTCCGACCACAGGGCATCAAACATCTGCCCGCTCGATGGCGCAGTACATCCCACCTTCCACGGATAGCGCGTACTCCCCCACCACAAAATGCGCCTTGCAAGCCAGGTAGTCTTTCCCACTCCGTGTCCCGACCTTATCGCCACACGGTCATTCACTTGCAGCAAATCACTCGCCTCGCTCTGCCACTTCTCCGGCAAATCATTAGGCCATACATCTCGGTCAAACTGATCCGGGTCTTTATGCCACGCCTCCAACAGCCGCGCATCAAACTCCGGCTTTCTCACTCTGGCATCAGATCTCCCCATCGTCCTCTACCTCCACCACTGCATCAACCACTACTGCATCAACCACCACTGCATCAACTGCATCAATAACTCGCTCAGTAATAATTCCACTCGCTCCACTCGCTCCGCTTAAC